ATGGATAATAACATGTTGAAAGAGAAAAGTTCTCGTTTACCTTTATGACTGGTTATGAAGCATTTTCAATTTATCACACACTAAAATTACACTTTACTAGCGATTACGATTATTTTAAATATAATGGTAAGTGTAATATTAGTGTTACAACATTTGAGAATCGTAGGGACAAATATCATTTCTACAAACTCTCCCGCAAGTACCAAAACAAAGATGATTATGTTCAATTCATAGTTGCCAATCTGTTCACCAATAGTAAATCGTGGGCAGGTGATTTGTTGCAAGAAGAAGCCGATATCAATTTTAGGGAAAGACAGAAAGTTGCCCAATCTCTGTCCTATGTTTTCGAGAATGATTGTAAATTTATTTTTGAAGATTGTAAACTTAATCCTAATGAAGTATTGGTGACTGATGGAGACTATCCTAGACTGTTGACTAAGGCTTTTCGTAAAGAGATAACACCTGAGACATTAATCGTCCTAAACACAATCCTCCAATTCTTGCCTATGTGGGATAAAAAAATTACCGATACGATACGATGGCCAAGTTATAGGCAAAGTATTGTTAAGTATGCCGCATTTTTACCACACGATGTAGTAAAATATAAGTTGATATTGAAAAAGGTGTTATTGTGATTAAAATGATTTACTTGGATATGGATGGAGTTATCGCCGACTTTAATAAAAGATACCGGGAACTTTATAAGATATATCCACAAGATGCTGACACATACAAAGTGTTTGATAAATTCTTCACACAGTTTATCGATTCTAGGGAATTTGCAAAATTAGATTTGATGCCCGGTGCCATGGACTTAATTAATTATCTTAGGTCATTAGATATACCTACTGAAATACTTTCTTCTACATCCTCCGAAAAAAGAGATGTTACTATTAGAGAACAAAAGATTGAGTGGTTAGAAACACATAAGATTGATTTTCCTGTGAATTTAGTTCCAGGTAAAAGGCATAAAAAAAATTATGCCAATCCCAATTCGTTGTTAATTGATGATACAGAACAAAACATCAGTCAATGGCGAGAAGCAGGTGGTGTTGCAATACACCATGAAGATGTTATTAGTACCTTAAACATTTTAAAAAGTTTACTAAATAAATGATATTATGTTTATGTGGATAAGAAGTCTATACACCGTTTATACTCCGTTTATACGAAAGGAAATACAATGAGTAGTTTTGCAAATTTAAAGCGTGGTCGCAATGACTTCGCTAAACTCACAAAGGCTATTGAAGCCACAACTCAAACCGCTGAAAGCGGATCCAAAGAAGATACCCGATTCTGGCAACCTGAAGTAGATAAAGCAGGTAACGGCATGGCTGTTATTCGTTTTCTACCCGCACCTGCCGCTGATGGTGATGATGCTCTGCCTTGGGTTCGTGTGTTCTCTCACGGATTTCAAGGTCCTGGTGGTTGGTTCATTGATAATTGTTTGACAACTATTAATGAGAAATGTCCAGTATGTGAACACAACAATACATTATGGAATTCTGGCATTGAAGCAAATAAAGATATTGCTCGTAAACAAAAACGAAAACTATCTTATATTGCGAACATCTTAGTAGTCTCTGACCCTGCCAATAAAGAAAATGAAGGACAAGTCCGTCTTTTCAAATTTGGTAAGAAAATCTTTGATAAGATTACTGAAGCAATGAATCCAGATTTTGAAGATGAGAAAGCAGTCAACCCATTTGATATGTGGGAAGGTGCCAACTTCAAGTTGAAGATTCGTAATGTTGAAGGTTATCGTAATTATGATAAATCAGAGTTTGCGGAAGTATCTGCACTCTTTGATGGTAATGATGAAAAACTTGAAGCACTTTGGAAGTCAGAACATGGTATTAAAGAGTTTGCTGAAAAGAAACAATTTAAACCTTATGACCAACTGAAAAATCGCCTCGACAAAGTTTTAGGATTTGATGGTGCAGTACCTACAACAAAAACTAAAGCCGCTGATTCGGTCATTTCTTCAATTAAAGATGAAGATGTTTCAATGATTGATAAATCAATTGCTGAGGAAGATGAAGATTTGGATTATTTTAAGTCTCTCGCTGAATCGAAATAAACAATCCCATGCAAGTGCAACACCCGCTTCGGCGGGTGTTTTTTTATGCCACTCGGGCAGTTAATGCTTTTCCTGTATCTTTTTGTTCAGGAGGTTTCATTTCATTTTTAGTTACTGCCACTTTATTGTTTGTTGGTGCATTAATGATAATAGGCGTTTGAGGTTTTGCTTGTTGTCTCTGGTCTGATGCGAGTGTTGATGACGATGATGCAACAGAACCTCCACTTGGTGCAGAAGCAACCGCACCAACTTTTGTGATTGATGGGTCATTCAAATATTCTTCAAAATGTTTTTGGCGGTCTGCAAGTCCAATGTAACCACCATTGACAAATTTTGTAACTGCTTTAACATCTGCCCAATTGCCTTTATAACCCATCATGTATTTGATGGCACTCTCAGAAGCACCTTCGGGTTTTGTTAATTGTTCAGGGTCATTGGCATATCCAAATCGTGTGTAGTTTTGTTTACCAGTTAATTGAATAAAACCACGACCTCGATATTGGAATCCTTCACCACCACCTTCTGGTGCATTACCCATTCTTCCACCATAAAGTCGTTCTGCAACTTTTTGTGGACCGCCGGCCGATACTTGTTGTGCATCATCAGGACCCGAAAACTTTTTAGGGAACAACTTCATTAATGTTGGTGCTTTATAATTTAAGTTTTCACTCAAGGTTGTAAAACCACCAGATTCGTGACCAACTTGTGCCATAATTGCGGCACGAGCAGTTGGGTCTGTAATCTTTGCAGAATCCATCGCACCAATCATTGCTTGTTTACCACTCGAAGAACCTACTTTTGCAGGTTTTGTTTCCGCAGATGATGGCGCTTTTGCACCAGGTGATGGTGCCGCAGCCGATGGTGCAGCTGCAGGTGCGGGTTTTGTTATTGGTGTTGGTGCGCTAACAGGTGGCGCAGGCGGTGCCATACCCGCAGGAGATGGAACAATAATTGATTCAGGTGGTGGTGCAGTCTCAACAGGTTGAAGTCTTTTTGCTTCTTCCTCACGGCTCATTGTTTCGGTTTTAGGAGGAAGTCCCAATCTTTCTCGAACAATCTCATCATCACCAGTATATTGTTTTTCTTTTTCTAATTTTCGAACACGCTCAGTTTCTGATGCTTCTGCTTGTTGTCGTTCTAATTTTTTTCTTTCGGCACTATCATCTATTGGTGTTTCTTTCTTGCCTAATCCTAACATGTCTTTTACAAAGTTAGGAACTATCCATGCAGTTGCCTTATTGCTTAGTAGTTTTTCTGCCCAACCTTTAAGAGTGTCCTTAATACTATCAATAACTTCACTTACCTTATCGATAATTTTTTTAATAAATGCAAATGTTTGTGGAAAAGTTTCTGCAAACCAACCTATCTTTTCTTTAAACCATTCGCCAATTTTTCCAATAAAGTTGGAAACGGCATCAATAAGTGGTTTTATTAATTCTTTTACTTTGTCTATAATTGGTTGAATTGTATCATTAAACCATTGTTTGATTCCGGCCGTAAACTCACTAAATTTTTCACTTATTGCAGACCACAATCCTTTTGCCCATTCAACAAAAGTATCCTTAAATGCAATAAAGATTACACCGATAACTGCACCAATCACCAAATACTTTGTTAATGATTTAAGTATTTTACTTGCACTAAATTTATCTTTTAAATTTGATATTAAACTTTTTCCTTTTTTTGGTGCAGGAGTTGCTTTCTTTTTTTCTTCCTTATCAACCTGAACATCCAATTTTGTAGCTCTATCACCTTCTTTTAGAAAAAGAGCATCTGCACCTTTTGCAGGAACACCACCTTCTAATTTCACCAATCTTTGCATATTTTGTCTTGCTACATTTAAGTCACGAGCAAAACCAGGTAAAGACATAAAGTTTTTACCTATAATTTTCAATAGTGTGTTTGGATTACCTTGAGTTTTTTCTACTGTTTTGGCAGCAATACTACCTAAAACTTTAGATTTGATGGATGCACCAAGAGCGTCTGTTATCTTTGCCATACTATGCTCTTGTCAATATACTGGCTAATTCAGTATCGTAAACATCACCAATCTTACCTGATGCTTTTCCTTGAGATGAAGAAGAACTGTTATTTGTAGGTGCGTTTATTGTTGAACCATCGTCTGCGGCAGATTCCATTCTCTGTGCTTCTGCAACTTGTGAAGATGATTGAGAAATTGCAGAACCAGATGGTGCAGATGAAGCGCCACCCATTGCTTCGGCACCACCCGCACCGCCGCCACCTGATGATACTGCACTTGCTGGTGCAGCAGAACCACCGCCACCAGAATCAACTGATGGTGAAGGACCACTTGATGCCATTACTGCACCTTTACCTGATTTGCGAACAGAATCTATTTGTCTTTGGAATCCAGCATTTGCTTCTTCCATTTCTTTCTTTTCAATTGCAAGGGTCGATGCATAATCGTCTTGTAATTCTTTTACTCTACTTGGATCATTTGCATAACGCTTTTTAAATGATGCAATATGTCTTTCTGCATCCGATTCTCGTCTTGCAAATCTATTTTTATTTCCTTCAATGTAACCTTCCAACTGTTTAATTTTGTCTGCATCCGACATTTCAGGTGAAGGTGTTGGTGCTGTTGCAACTGGTGCGGCAGGTGTTGCAGGAGTTGGAGGTGCCGGCATTTGTAAAGGAACGCCAAGTGCTTTTGATGCCTCACCTGTTAATTGTTTATTTAATTCGTAATTTCTTTGTGCTTGGTCGAGAGGAACACCTTCACTTGACATTGCTGTTGGTGATGTTGCTGATGCAGGTTCTTGTGGATATTTGTTTGCAAATTCTTGTGCTTTGCCAAATAGACCTTTTGCATCTCCTTTACCAACTGCATCAAATAGGCCACCAATGTCTGCTGATTTTTCATCTGAAGCACCAGAAGCCTTTGCCATGCCTGTCGCAAATTGTTTTGGGTCTGGCATGGTTGCTTTAACATTATCTGCTTTAGCAGGCGCATCATCTTTTACATCAATCTTACCACCAAATAGACCTTTTACGAAATCTTTAATACCTGTAAAGATGCTTGATATCGTATCTGTGATTGGTTGAAAGAAATTACTAATTGAATCGAAAAGAGTTTTAAGGGTATCTTCACCAAACAAACCAAATGTTACAAAGTTTAACATTCCTCCTAAACCCGCAACAATAGCATCACCTAAATTTCCAGTTTCTTGGTATCTTTTAAAACCATCCATAATACCACTAAACAATGTTCCAATAATTGCAAGTGGAAGAAAAACTTTACTGAACACTTTCATTAGTGTTTTTGGACTAAAGATAGTTTTAATTGCGTTAGTAAAACCACCACTAAACAAAGACATTATTGATTCTAAAAATCCACCTTCTTTATCTTTTCCCGCACCAGGTGCTTGAGCAGTTGGTTTGCCTTCTACTTTTCCTCTTTGTGCCTCTAATGCTTTTTCACGCTCATCTTCTCTTAGAAAAAAAGTATCAGCACCTGTTGCATATGCTTTCTTTCCTTTTTTCTGAGGACCGGCTTTTATCTTAACAAGTTTTTGAACATTTTGACGGAGAACATTCATATCTCTGGCCATACCTGGCAAAGACATAGAATTTTTTGCTATGATTTTTAGAAATGTAATTCCTTCAGATGAGAATCCCGAACCTTCAGGAGAAGCTTTACCATCTTTTTCTTTTTTTTCTTTTTTAACTCCAAGTTTTGAACGAATGGCGGCAGAAAGTAAATCGTCACCGCCAAACACACTTCTAATCATGTTTTCTTTACTGAATTTTTTTCCAAAGTCTTTAACTGTGCCTTTAGCTGCTTCTTTGGCACCACCAATGAGGCCTTTTCCGCCCTCTACTTCAGAAATGTATCGTGATTTAAAATCTGCCATTATCGTTTCTTACTTGCTTTTTGTAATTCTAATCTTTCTTTTTCTTCTTTCAAGTATTTAATTAACAAATCAACATAGATTTGTCTTTCCCAAGGCAACATGTTTTCAAGTTCAGTCAAACTATATTTGTGATGCTGCATCATCGCAAAGTTTGTCTGATAATAGTTGCTTAATGTATCATAACGAAATATTAGACGAAAAAATTTTGCATGCCCTTTATCGTAATGTCTTCCTCATATGCACATTTTGGACATTTAAAATGAACATCTTTTTTAATCTCAGGCATGGTATCGAAAAACTCTTTAAATTTTTCCATGTCTTTTTGTTGTAAACTATCTACAAAGTCTTCCAACTCTTGCTTGGTAGAATCTTTGGCATAGTAAATTTCTTCTTTATCGTAGATGTAGTCAATACAATCGATAAGAATATTAATCATCATTTCATTCTCAGACATTTTTTCATACCTTTGCAACATTTCAAAGGTAGGATATTTGAAACAAATACCCAAGTTCTCTGTCAATTGAATTTTGTTCTTATGATTAGGATTCTTTGTTGGTTCTACTTCAAGTATGTTTAACTTGAATTCTACAACTCCATTACATTGTTTTTCTTCACCATTAGTTTCTTTTAGAACATTGTTGCACTTATAACGCAAGTCAACAACTTCTTCTACTGACCTTGCACGAAGATTCATAAACAAATATTCTAAATCAAAAGTTGGTAAAGAATCTACATCAACTTCATCAAGCACACAATTTTTTAATACTTGACGAATAACTCCTACCATCTCATTTGAATCTGAAGATTCAGAAGCCATAAGAAATAGTTTTTGTTCTCGCACTAGAAAAGGACGAAAACGCACAGGTTTTCCTGTTGATACAAGATTGACTGTGTAAATCGGTACATCTATTTTTGGTAACATAATAACCTCGCTTTGTTAATTAAAGAGCACGACCAAGTGGTAAAATCCTTGAAAGACCAGAACCAAACAATGCGGTTGCAGCTGCAGCCAAATTGTAAGTTCCGTCATAAATTGGTCTATATTTTTGATAAGCAAATTGAACAGTCAAACGATGAAAACCGTCATCTGCCCAATTCAATGATTGCGGTCCAATTCCAATTGGAAACGCATCGATTAATTCTACTGCATAAATTTGTTTAATGAAATCATCGTATTGAATAATTTTAATATTCGTCATATAACGAGATTGATTTCCTTTTGGAAAACGAAGATTGTTTGTATCAGAAGGCATGATTGCTTCCATCCAACGGTCAAACAATTTACGCTCATAGAATTGGTTGGTACATATAAATGTTAATGATGTGTCTGCATATTGTGTTTGATATG